CGTGGCCGGTCAGGGTGGCGGCGTCAATGTGCAGGGTGCCCTGCCCGCTCTGTTGGAGGGTGCCGCTGTCGTTGTTGAATTGGCCAGTCTCTAGCGTCAGTTCGGCGGCGTTGCTGGCGAGTACGCCTTGTTGGTTGTCCAGCTGGCCATCAATCCGCAGGTGGGCGCTTTGCGGGCTGTTGTGCAGGAATTGGCCGTGTTGGTTGCTGAAACGTTGGGCGGTCAGGTCAAGAGCGCCGTTAGTCTGGAATTGACCGGCGTCGTTGTTGAGGTGGCCGGTGTGCAGGGTCAGGGCGTTAGCCGTGCTGGCTACTAGGCCGTGTTGGTTGTCCAGGAGGTTGGCAATGGTGAGGGTGGCGTTCTGGGGGCCGGTGTGGAGGAGTTGGCCGTTTTGGTTGCTGAAACGTTGGGCGGTGAGGTCCAGGGCGCCGTTGGCGTGGAGTTGGCCAGCAGCGTTGTTGAGGTGGTCGGTCTTTAGGGTCAGGAGGTTCGCGGCGCTAGCAATGATGCCGTGTTGGTTGTCCAGGAGGTCGGCAATGGTGAGGGTGGCGTTCTGGGGGCCGGTGGTGAGGAGTTGGCCGTTTTGGTTGCTGAAGGTGTCGGCGGTGAGGTCCAGGGTGCCGTTGGCGTGAAGTTGGCCGGCGGTGTTGTTGAGGGTGTGGGTGTGAATGGTGGCATCGGTGGCGAGGGTGAGGATGCCGTGTTGGTTATCCAGGCGTTGGCCTTGGAGGGTGAGGCGGTTGAGGGCGGCGGTGCCGTCGCGGTTGTCTAGGTCGGTGAGGATGGCGTCGATGGGGCCGCCGGCGGTGATGTGGCCGCCGCGGTTGTCAATGGTCTGTGTGAGGGTAAGGGTGCCATCGGCCAGGTGGGGGACGGTGGGGGCAACGGGGGAGGTGGTGGGGTCGGTGGCCGGGGGGGCGGTGACGGTGGGAGGGGCGTTGCTAATCGGGGCCGTGACTGTCGGGGTGGCCGGGGTGGCGGGCGCTGGGGTGTCTAGGACGCCAAGGCGGCCCTGGTCCTGGTTGTCCAGGTGTTGGGTCTGGAGGGTGAGGGGTTGGAGGCCGGTTTGTTGGATGTGGCCGCCGCGGTTATCCAGGCGGGTGCCGGTGATGTCCAGGCGGGCGGCGTTGAGGGTGCCGCTGCGGTTGTCAATGGTGGTGGGGGTGTGCAGGCTCAGGGTCTGGGCGGCGCTGATGAGGCCGCTGTTGTTCACTTGTGCGGTGGCGTTGAGTTGGGTGTCGGTGGCGGATTGAAGGCGGCCGGTGTTCTCCAGAAGACCATCCACGGTGACGGTGAGGGGGGCGCTGGTGGCGCTGAGTTGGCCGGCGTTGCGGACGCCCAGGCCGTGTTCGGTGCCAATCAGGGTGATTTTGCCGGCATACATGCCGCCCAGGGCGGAGACGTCCAGGGCCACGGTGGGGCGGTCGCCTGGGGGGGCAGGCAGGGAGGCGGTGGGGTGTCCGTCCAGGGCGACGGTGGCGGGGCCGGTGGTGGTCTGCAGGGTGTGGGCCCAGAGGCCAGCGTTGAGTTGGACGGTGCGGGCAATGAGGGCGGTGTAGTCGGTGCTGCGGCTGTCTAGGCCTAGGCCGTCAATCTGGATGGCGCCGCCTTGGACGCGGTAGTGGTCTAGGGCGCCACGGGCGTTGAAGATGGGGGTGCCGGTGGTGAGGGTAAGTTGGTGGGCGTTGATGACGCCGCAGCCGTTGCAGGTGATGCCGGAGGGGTTGGCAATGATGAGTTGGGCGCGGGCGCCAGCCACTTCCATCGTGCCGTGCAGTTGGGTGGAGGTGGGGCTGTTGACTTCGTTGAGGATGATTTTGGCGGTGCCGGCGGCCAGCCAGGGGTTGCCTTGGACGGTGCCCGCCAGGTGGGTCTGGGTCGGGGTGCGGGCATTGTTGAGGATGGCGCCTTGTGGGGTGATGTCAAATTGTTGGTAGGTGTTGCGGGAGACGCCCGCTGGGCTGGGGGTCTGGATGTTGATCAGGGGGGCGCCGTTGGGGGCGGTGAGAATGGTGGGGCGTTGTTGGCCTGGGGCGTGGGGGTCAGCCACCACTTGGGCGGTGGCCATGCCGGTGATACTCACCCAGCCAAGGCTGAGCCAGAGGGCAAAGGGGATGGGATGGAGGCAGGCACGGGCTGGCCGTTGCGCTGTCGGGGAAGGACCTGGGGTACCGCCGGATGCGGTGGCTCGTTCTGAGGCCACTTGCCACAGATGCAGGGCACGGTTGTAGATGAGGCGGTAGAGGTCCTTGTTCATGGCATCCCTATTTAAATGCGAAATAAGTCGCAATTATAAAGACCCTACGGGGGAGCACGAATCAATTTCAGGAAACGCCGTGTAGGAAAATTCCTGAGGCTGATGTAGGAAAACTCCCAAGGCTGCAGCCGCCATGTTAATCACGGGGGCACTATCAAGGTCGAATCATCCAGAGGGGGGCGTCTCAGAAAACGGATGGCCCAAGTACGTTCAGCGTGCGCAGCGGTTCAGCGTCGGCATGGATACAGTGATGTTTTTGAGCGGCAGTGCTGCGCTGTAACGGGCCAGTGTGCTGTGAAACGCGGTCTCTCTCTCAGCTCATCCGGTGGCACGATGCTTCGGCCTATCCATGCATGGCCAACGTGTTGGATCGGGTCGTCCGTGGCTGCCTTCCATCAAGCCGCATTTTTGCGGGCCTTGTGCAGTGTGTCCACCAGGGCACGAATCTCGGTGTTCGACTTGCCAGCAATGCGGGCTGCATTCAAGGCAGACACCTCGGTGCACGGCCAACCCACCGAGCGCGCCCCAAGATGTACGGGTGTGGTAAACAGCCCTTGCAAGATGCGCAGGTAAATGGTTGAACGTGAATAGCCCGTTTCCATCTTGACGGCGGGCAGTCGCAGAAGAGTGTGCGGCATGGTTGCACCACTGTGTGTGTTGTTGAACAGGTCGTCATGTTTGATGTGGCACCAGCTAAGGCGTGCCCGGTTTCGCCCCGTCCAGCTCGGTGTGGCACACCATCAAGAGATGATCGGTTTTTAGCTGCTTTTCAATGAAATCTGCCCAGCATTGCAGCATCTGGCGCCGCTGATCGGCGTACTCGGCACGGTTATAGACACCCCGCACCCCGCCGATGCTGTGATTCAACGCCTTTTCTACCACGTCCGAAGCCCAGCCATGTTCGTGCAGCCAGGTGGATGCCGTGCGCCGTAGGTCATGAATGGTGAAGGCGTGTATCCCCTGCCATTGCATGGCTTTGCCCAGGGCGTGATTGAGGGCGTTATGGGCAAAGGGTCTGGTCAGCGTGCCGGACCCCGGCATCACCAGTGCACTGCCACCGGCCAGCACTCGCAGTGCTTCAAACAACACCACAGCCTGCCGTGATAAATAAACAATATGGGGTTTGCCCGTTTTTGAGTGCTCTGCAGGGATATGCCATTGGGCCTGGTCAAGATGCACATGATCCCAGCGGGCAAGTAGCAATTCAGATTTGCGTACCATCGTCAGCAGGATCAGGTGCAGGGCAAGCTTGAATTGCCGCCGGATCCTGGAAGCCCAGACGGCCCGCAGGAAAAGGCGAATTTCATCAGGGGACAGTGCGCGGTCACGGGACACGGCTTTGTACACGTGGCGCATGGGCAGTGCCAGCACGGGGTTGGTAGGCATCAGCCCACAGGTCACGGCGTAATCACACAGCCGCTTCAATACCCCGCGAATCTGCCCCGCGGTCGCGTCAAAACCCTGCTCTTTCTTGCGCCAGATGAGGGAGCGTATCTCCTCGGCGGTCACCTCACGCATGGGCTTGTCTCCCACAAAGGGCAGAATGTCTTTGTCTAGATACCGTCGCGGCATGGTGCTGTCTTTCCTGTCCCTGGATTGAATCTCACGAAAAAACCGCTCGGCAAAGTCCCGCACGGTCGTTGCATGTGCCGCCGTCACCTTGGCAAGCTGCTTTTGCCGAGCCGGTGAAGTGCCCATAGCCACCAGCGACGCCGCCTCATCCCGTTTGAGGCGGGCATTCCTGAGCGACAGGGCGGGATACTTGCCCAGCGTCAGTTTCTCGTACCTGCCCGCCAGTCGGTAACGAAAGCGCCACACGATCCCCCCTGTTGGATACACCTCTACCGACAACCCCCGTTCATCAGCCACGGAATAAATCCTGTCTCTGGGCTTCAGGGCTTTCAGGGCGGTGTCTGTGAGCGGCATGAGGGCCTTTTTATGTCCATGTCATCCTGGTCAGTACGTCCATCTATCTGCATTGACATAAAGATGGACATAAAAAACGTTGGCTGCCTTGGGGGCTGAGTGGACATTATAAGAACAAAAAATCCAGTATTAAAGCGGGTTTTAAGAGGGGGGCTGGATGTCTTGGGACGTTAAAAAAACTAGTGTTATTTTCGTGGCCGGAATATCCACCACCTTGCGCGCCAGCCAATTGGTCCGGTACATCGCCTCCAGTTCGACACGATCAATCACCCGGGGCAGCAGGTACCGCCCATAGCTCATCTTGTCGCGCTGATCGCCCAATCCGGCCACCAGGTTCTGCAAGGTGTCCACGACATGCTGAGGCGCCGCACCGGATCTGGCCCGCGCGGCGCGCTTGTTGCGATTGCGGCCACTCACACCCAGCGACTCCAATCACTTGCCGGATTGGCCAGCAGATCATTAATCGCATCTACCATCGGATCAATTTGATCATCGTGCGCATGCGTGCCATCGGCGCTGAACGCTTCACACTCAGCCACAAAATCCTTCACCCACCCCGCCTGCTCTGGAATCACCACCCACCCCGCATCGATGTAGGACACCACATCCATCACCCGCGTGAGCTTGTCGGTCACCCGTGCAATCCCAGTCACCGGAATACGCCCCTGACCAGCGCCACCTCTGGCAATGTCCTGAATTAAGCCCGTGCCGCTAGATTTGTCCTCAATCTTCATCTGACGGATCGGAGCCGATACCTTATGGTCGTAGGCGCGATGCGCATTCCAAAAATCAATCGCCCGCCGCTTGAGTTCCGGCGCTTCCCACTTGCCGCGAATCATGTCCAACAGATACAGACGCTTGTCCTCTCCCAACCCCCACAGTTGGAAGACGCTGTAATCATTGCGCTCAGCCGTCTTCTGCGCCGTATCGCCATACACCGTGCGCGAGAGAATGCGCGGCAGCACCGTATAGCGCCCAAATTGATCCCCTTTGATGATCCCACCGCCCAGCGGACTGGGCCGCTGCTGATATTGACCGCTGAACACATAACGATCCGTGGCTTCCAACGCCAGCAACTCGGCTAACGGTTCTTTGTACGGCCAGTAGCTGTAGCGTCCGTCCTGGTCCTGCACATCACGCACCACCTGCCCTTGCACCTGCTCCGGCAAACCGGACACGTAGGCATCATCAATCAATGCAGGAATCTCAATACACTCCCACGCCCCCGGGAATCCCCCAGACTGGATGAACCCCGTCGGATCGTCCTGCGCCAACCGTTGCATGATCACAATGATTGGCGTGTCCGGACTGGCTTTACGACTCTTCACCGTGGACACCAGCTTACGGTTGGCCTTACTGCGTCCGGTCTTGCTGTAGGCATCTTCCACCTTCAGCGGATCATCAATAATGATCGCCCCCTGCCATCCCGGGGCCATGTGTCCGGCACGAAACCCCGTCACCTGTCCCCCCAGACTCACCGCATACACCCCACCGGCTTTCTTGCCATCCACCACCACATTCCAACGCTTCTTTGACTTGGCATCATCGGCAATCTCCAACGGCCACAACGCACGATACTCATCAGACTGCACAATCTCCCGCGCCGTCTCTGAATTCAGCAGCGCCAAATCATCCGAATAACTAATATGCAAAAACCGCGCATACGGATTCAGCGCCAACCCACGCGCCATCAAATTAATTGCCACAAGCTCCGTTTTCGACGACCCAGGAGGCACGTTAATCACCACATCCTTGCGCCGCCCTGCAATCACATCGTCCACCACCCCAGCAATCACCTGATGGTGCCAATTCACCCTAAACCGCAGTTGCTGACGCTGTTTGAAAAAATACCGCGTGAAAAATAAATGATCTGCTTCGCACCTAGCCTTGATCACCGCTTGATCAATGGCCTGTTCAGTACTCAGCCTCAAGCCGCTTGAGGGCCGAGGCGATTTGTTTTTCATCGACTAACGCCAATCCAACCTTCTGTTCAATCGCCTCCCCATCGCGACCGGACACCTCAACGCGTTGCGTGTCTTTCCAGCCAGCCCGCGCATTCATCCAGCCAATGGCCGCATGCGCGTTCGGCCTCGTCGGGTGGGTCGCCATATTGAACAGACTTTCGGCCACCTTGGCATTGGCTTGAATACCACCAATGTCCAGCTCGCGACGATAGTGCTTACGCAACGTCGGCGCACTGATCTGCATCAACAAGGCAATGTGATCATGAGGCGTGCCAAACGACGCCAGCTTTTCTACCATCACGCGATTTTCATCTGTCGGTAGATGCGCTTTACGTCCTCTCTCAGCCATCGCACGGCCTCCCTGGAAAACAAAATATCTGGTGAATTTTTTTCGTTTCTCTATATATAGGGGGCGAAAAAAATTGAGGAAAACCCCGCCTCATTCGCCCTCTTCCCCGCAGCCCTGCGGTGACCACAGCTGCCCTGCCCTAGCCGCCTGTCCCCATGCCGCAACACAGCGCACTTGCGCCGCACACTGCTCATACGCCAAACGCCATGCCAGCGTCTGGCTCAGTAAGTCGCGGACGGTCTCTACACGCGGCAATGGCGGCTCCTCACACGGCTGCAACAACCCCTGCGGCGGTGCAATCACCTCAACGCGGGTCTGCGTGACGATAACTGGCTTGACAGGACCCCCCGTCGAGCAAGCACCCAAGCACGTCAGGCACATCCATATCCAAAAAAGCTTTCGCCTCATCGTGGTGTTGCTCCAAATGCGTGATGCGTTGACGTAACACACGGTCGCGCACCGTGATCCGATTCAAATCCGTATGCAGCCCCGCAATCGCCTGCCTGTCGATCTCCCGTAACGCACGTAGCCGCGCAATCGCCGCATCTTGATCACGATTCATCGCAACCTGCGCATCCAACGTGCTTTCCACCGTCGCTAACTGGCCTTCCAGCTGCGCCGCACGTTGCGCTAATTGACTGCGCTCGGACCACGCCAGCACTGCATGCGCCACCAACGCCACCAACGCACCAATCATCATGTACTCAACCAACAGCCGCACACTGGGCAAACCTCGCCCCACACGGCGCAGTGTATTAACGATCATCTGTGTTCCTTCTCCCCGTGCCAAGCTTGGGCACAATCACGTTCTGAATCAGCTCTAAGGTCTGCGGTGTATCGATTAAACCGGAGGCAATCACCGCCGCCACCGTGAACGCTTGGCTCATCTCCAACCATTCACACACACACATCACAAATAAACCAACAAACCCCGCAATCCCCGCCTCAATCAACACGCGGGAAACCGCCAGCCTCTCCTTAGCGTCCAGTGCACGCATTAAATAACTCAGCGTCCCCGTGGCCATCGCCAAGCACACATAAAACGCCTCCTTCCACCAGGTAGGCAGCGCCGCAATATCAATCACGTGATGCCTTCTTCACCGCCGCATGCTCGGCTGCTAATGCGGCCTGCCAATCTTTACCTTCAAATAGCCAACGTTCGGCTTTTCGACGCCGAACTAAACCAGACTGCACACGACCGCCCGCCCATTTCCACACATGGAACTGCTGCGCCGCACCGGCCACATCACCGGCATTAAGCTTGCGTAACAGCGTCGAGCGGTGAAACGCGCCCACACCAATGTTGAAGCTCAGCGATACCAGCGCATCAAATTGATGTTGCGCCAAAGTCACCTTCACATGTCGCCGTACCGCTGGCTCAAATTCTTTCGCTAAGCGTGCACGTAACCGCGCATCTGCTTCCTGCTCATTGGTAAGCCGCAACCCTGGTACGACGTGCTTGCCCGTCTCACCATAGCCAATCGTCAACACACCACCAGGACAGGTGTACGGACTCAGCTTGCAACCCTCAAAAAACTTGATGAGTGCAATGCCTTCTTCACCAATGGTCTGCATGGGGGGACTCCAGTACGCAAAAAACCGCCCGAAGGCGGTCGCTGGCTTTGAATAAAAAAAAGCCCTGCTGAGGTGGGCAGGGCGCGAGTAAATCATTCGATGAGGGCATAGCACCACTCAGGCGCGTAGATTAGGGGGGGAAGTGTTGCAGTATCAATGCAACACTACGCGACGACTCAGGGTAGTTGCATCGCTACAGATACTTATCGGTTGAGCGGATGCTCGGCGATGAACTGACGCAAGGCCGCATTCACACGAGTTTGCCAACCCTTGCCTGTGGCCTTGAAGGCTTCCAGCAGATCAGCATCCAGGCGAATGGCAGTGAACACCTTGGTTTGGTCTGCCTTCGGGCGACCTCGGGGGCGCTTCATGGCGACCAAAGCAGTGTATATCTCAGGGGAGAATGCTTCGCAGGCAAGCTTGGCCCCCTTATGCCATTGGCTATCGAGTTCACGCGCATCTACATCAGCGGCGATGCCCGCATTAATTACCTCTGTTTCGTCGTGAGTGGGGATCATCGTCCCCTGTTTAAGTGTCGGCATAGCTTCTCACCTCTCTTGAGTTGGCCTTACGCAGACTGATGACCCGTACAGCATCACCACGAAGGCAAAACACCATCACATGCAGACGGTTGCCGATATACCCCTTTGCTTCAAAACGGGGTTCTGCATACTGTTTACGTGTGTCTTCACGAACCACGGCGGTTTCCCACTCAAAACCATCGGCATCAGCGAGCGACAATCCATGCTTGTCAAGATTGCTTTTGCTTTTAGCAGAATCGAATTCGTAGTTCATTTAAATTATTGTATAAATAATAAATTGATGTTACCAGGCTTTTTTATATAAACAATTAAGTTAATTTAACTAACGCTGCACCTAACAACTCATCTCGGGAAAGCGCCTGACTCATACGTTCGATGGTTGCCTTTGCAAGATCATGCAAATGCCAGGATGGAAAGTGAGGGTAAGTACAGCGTTAGCCATCACGCGGCATTTCTGTGCAACGCCTCTTGCAACTGCGTCGCGGCCTGTCGTTCCGCAACACCCATCCGCTCCAACAGCCACTCATACATCTCCCGCCACTTCTTGCAGTACGTTGATACATCCCGGCCAATCGCTGCTGCACGCCTACGGTCACTGGCGGGAACCGCACCACTCCCCCCGCACGCCGTGCACACCTTCACCAACGCCCCTACACGCCGTTCTCCCCGACCATGACAGCAGGGGCATAACTGCGGCGTGGACAGCTCACCCACCACCGCCGCAACCAGTACCGGTAACATCTCCAACGTCGCCTGCGGCCACAGGTGGGCTTTGAGCTTGTCCAGCCGCTCCTGCGCACGCCTCAGCGCCGCCTGCTGTGCGCTTGTCGTTACTCGGGTCCACCCCATGCACGCTTTGACAATGCCCACATCGGTACGCGCTTCCAGCAAGCACTGCTGCTGCCGTCGAATCTCCGGCACCACCAAGGCCACCGCCGCATCGCGCAAGGGGCTACGGCGCAACGCTGCGCCATCCGGCCACCAGCACGCTTGCAGTACCTCACGCCCCAACCCCGCAGGCACCAGCCCCAGGGCATGGGCAATGTCTTGCGCTGTCAACTCAGGCACTCCACCAGGTAGCGTGTCGTAGCGGATCGTGCTCGGGTTCAAACGAGCCAGTAAGCGTCGCGGATCAGTCATGGCGGATGTCCTGTGGGTTTCACGTCAAAAGCGGTGACCAGAAGCAGTCACCAGGCGCTTGATAGCGCTCAGGTAGGCATCACCTGAATAAACGTTGGTCACACGGCCATCACCACGGATGGGGAGGATCAGAATGCAGGATTGGCGTGCAGGCGTGGCCCTCCGTTGCTTGCTTGCTGCGTGATGCCCGTGATGGTGATGACCACCTGTCCGGCGTGGCGCACCTCATCCTCAATCAACGGATGCGATACAAAACGCCGGTCATCAATGCCCAGGGCATCGGCAATGCCATCCCGATACGGCTTAAACCGCGCCAGCATGTTGTCATCGTCAGGCAGACAGCGTGTGGGCGGATAGAAGCTAATCCATAAATCCAGACGCCCCTCAACAGGCAGTGACAGGCCACCCCATCCGGCACGCCGTGCCATCACCTCGGCGTAGCCTCTGGCCTGTTTTACGGCTTTGCTGCGCCGTGTCCAATGCACCCGTGCGTTCGGTGACAGGTCCTTGGAGGGCCACGGCAATGTTAAAGATTGCATCTGCTTCACCCCTGCCATGCCGCAGGCAGCAATAGGCATCGCCTTGCTCATAGCACCCCCGATTCAATCAGCTCATGCGCCTGATTCCGGCTGATGTGGAATTCGGCCATGAGCTTTTCCTCACGGGCGGCCAGCTCAGGGTGATGAAACATGCTGCTAATTTCCTCCAGCGCTGCGTGAGCCACGTCAGGGGAGGCCGGTTGGGGCGCTGCGGGCTGTTGCGCCTCAATCAGGGTGACAGGCACCTCTGGAAGGACGCCGCCACGCATCACAAAGTCTCGCGCTTGCTCGTAGGCCTCACGCAGCATCCGATCAGCCTCAGCACGGCTGGACTGGCAATAGCTCCATGAGTCGATGAACTCCCAGCATTTGGCTACAAACGGCGTATTGCACCGCGTGGTGCCTGCGGTGAAGTGACTCCGTACCGCCGCCAGGGATGGGACGCCTAAACACATGCTACGGAACCGCGGCGCACTGGGCGGAAACTCGCCGCCTTCAGCAATGCACGCCGCCAACCCGTCCGCAAACTGAGACGCCTCCAGCCCAACCAGCGCCTTCTGCCAGGTTTCACCAGCCACGGTCAGGGCGCCTTCTTCGTCTTGGGCCGACTGACCATGAACATTCACCCAGGCGTGGCCATAGAACGCAGTCATCCGCTCCCATAAGCGGCGCAGCCAGGGGAACGGGATCATCGTGGCTTGCGCAAGGCAGGCGGTGTTAGCGGTGTTACTGGAGCGATCCGTCACGCAGGTCAAATGGTCTATGGAAGACGCGGGATCGTTCTGCGGGAGACAGTCGCATCGGTCTTGAATTGTATTCATGGCGTTGATATCCGTGCTTCATGGAGCTGGTTTTGTTTTCGGCAGCGCGGCGAATCCAGTTACGCCAAGTGGCCTCCCAATCCTGTTTACGCCCCTTGGCTCCGGCCACGCTGCGCCAGTAATCGCGGAATTTCTCGGCTTCGTAGCGTCCATCCACACCCTGCTGGGTGGCGTACAACACATCACCCTCACCGGGTGCCCAGTCGTCGGGCAGGCGTGAGCCGTGAGGCGAGCGCTTGGGTTTTCCCGTGCTGCCGGTGGCGTTGCCGTCCTCGGCGAATACCAAACTCTCTTCCGAACACAGTGAGGAAGAGATAATGGTTAATGGTTAATGGTTAATGGTTAATGGTTAATGGTTAATGGTTAATGGTTAATGGTTAATGGTT